TTACATTACTAAATACCTTGAGAACTCACTTTGAAAATGATGCATTTATAAACACGGTAACAGAGGGAGATATATTCAAAGTTGATTTAGCTAAACAGACAATATTTCCTTTAACTCACATTATAGTTAACTCAAGTTCTATTGAAAATAATATTATTCGTTTTAACGTAAGTATTTTGTGTATGGATATTGTTGACATTTCTAAAAACACAGCTACCGATCAATTTATAGGAAATGACAATGAACAAGATGTATTGAATACAATGTTTTCTGTTCAGAATAGATTATACGATGTTTTAAGACGTGGTGATTTGTACTCGGATAATTTTGTAACGGAGGGTAACGCAACATTAGAGCCATTTGCAGAAAGGTTTGAAAACTACTTAGCTGGTTGGACAATGACCTTAGATATTTTAATGTCTAACTCAATGACTATTTGCTAATGACAGAAGTATTACAAGCCTTAGAAAAATTTAGAGATGAGGTCGTAAAAGAAGCGAGAAGTCAACTTGCGGCTAAAGGAAAAAACTCGTCAGGAGCTTTATCTAAGTCAATTCAAGGTGAAGTAAAACAGATGCCTAATTCAATAGGTATTTATTTTAAAATGTTGCCTTATGGTAATTTTCAGGATAAAGGAGTTAACGGAACGCAGATAAATCATGGTGCTCCTTATTCATTTAAAAGCAAAGGTGGTGTAAAAGGTTTAAAAGGAATGCCTCCACCAAGCAAGTTAGATAGTTGGATGGTTCGAAAAGGAATAGCACCAAGAAACGCTGGTGGACAATTTACCTCAAGAAAGGGGTTACAGTTTTTAATTGCACGTGGAATATTTAAAAAAGGAATTAAGCCAAGTTTGTTTTTCACTAAGCCGTTTGAGGATGCGTTTAGAACTTTGCCTGATGACTTAGTAGAAAAATACGGATTAGATATGGAACAAGATTTATTAACAATATTACAAGAGAATTTAAGACGAATGATATGAGTATATTTGCACGAAGCCCCTATATTGTAGAAATTAGCGAAACAGGACAAGAGGGTTCTAAGGTTCAATTATTTATTTGGAATGGAACAGGCTCTGCCCCAGCTGATCCGCAGTACACTTTGGATAAATTAATTCCAGCCTCAAACAACGTAAAGACGTATTACAATATTTCTCCTTACATTCGAGAGTACATTACTTGGAATACAAGACAAACACCTTATAACACTTTTTCAGCAAGTCAAACAACACAATGGTGTAATGTCAAAATAAAGAAGTTTAAATTAGATGCTGGTACATATACTCAAGTTGGAAGTGATATAAACCTAAAAGCATTTGACGGATTTGGATATTATGAACAAGGTTACAACCCAAGTTTGACTTACGATATTTTACACGATGAGGGTACTTTTACTTACGCCTACGATGCTGCTATAAATTACGGAACTAACTCAAATTACTACGGTGGTTTTATCATGGTTCAAACAGCAACAAGTTATAAAGCAAAATACACCAACTTAATTTCAGGAGCTACATTTACTCAAAGTTTAAACAACGATCAACTTGTAGATGTACTTAGAGTTTATCCAAGTTATGTAGCTGCCGGTAACAAACTTGAAATTTTAAATAGTGCAAATGCTGTACTTTGGACAGGTACTTTTAAACCTAACTTAAATTGCCGTTATACGCCTGTTGTGTGCGACTTTGTAAATAAATATGGGTGTTGGCAAAGGACATGGTTTTATGCTGCATCTAATGACACGTTAAGCGTTGAAAACACGAATTATAATTTGATGCAATCAACCTTTCCTAACTACAATACTTTAGAAGGTCAAACAAAGAGCTTTAACACAAACGGTAAAAAATCACTTAAGGTAAATACAGACTGGGTGGATGAGAGTTACAACGATTTACTTAAGCAACTAATGTTGAGTGAAAGAATAGTTCTAAATAATTATCCAGCAAGTCTTAAAACTCAAAGCACAGAGTTATTCAAGAATATAAACCAAAAGACAATCAACTACACATTAGAATTTGAATTTAATTACAACGCAATCAACAACGTAATATGAAGCGTACAGTCCAAGTATATATCGAGGGTGAACAAGTTGAATTATTCAATGATGAGCAAATTAGTGTCAACTCAAGTGTTCAAAATATTTCAGATATTTCAAAAGTATTTACTGACTTTTCGCAGAGTTTTACCGTTCCAGCTTCAACGCATAATAATGCGATATTTAACCACTTCTATCAGTCAGACGTAGAACAGACCATTGACTCTAATAAAAGACGAACAGCATGGATAGAAATCGATTTAACGCCATTTAGACGAGGTAAGATTCAGTTAGAAAAAGCCAACGTAAAAAACGGACAAGTAGAAAGTTATACAATTACATTTTACGGAGATATTCTTGCATTGAAAGATAAGTTTGGAGAGGATAAATTGTTCAACTTAAATTTGAGTAATTTAGAATTTGAGTTTAATTCTACGGAGGTGTACGATAGAATAACGGACTTAGCTACTGATTATGATGTTAGATATCCATTAATTGCCAACACAAGATATTGGACTTACAACGATTCAGGAACACAAGATATTACTCAAAATGCTCATGCTATTCAATACGATGAGTTGTTTCCTGCTGTAAAGATTAGTAAAATATTTGAAGCTATTGAAACAGATTACGGTGTTACATTTCAAGGTACATTTCTAAGCAATCCAAGATTTACGCAATGTTTCTTGTGGGGTAAAAATACAACTGAATACACTTGGGTAAGTGAAAGTCAAAATATTGATTTAGATGCGATTGTTTACCAAGGTGGTAATTTACAAATAACTGGAGGTGTCGATATAATTGACAATGAAGTAAATATTGTTTATAATGGATTTGCTCAATACAATGCAACTCACACAATTGGAATTTACTTACAAACTAAAACAGCAATTGGTGATGTTTATTTAGATGTTTATCAGGACGGTAATTTATGGCAAACACAAACAAGAGATTCGATTGGATTTTTTAACAATATAATTATAAACGATACCCCTGGATGCGATACTAATATTACATTTAAAGTTCGAGCAACAAATCAAATGGATTTAGACTTTTTGATTAATTATGAATATCAAGTTGTAATTGGTTCTTCAATTGCTGAATTTATACAAACTGCTTCCACTACTTTGGTAAATATAAATGGCAACGTAAATTTAAACAACGTAATGCCTGACATGAAGATAGCTGATTTTTTCGCTGGAGTTTTGAAAGAATTTAACATGACTTGCGTAGGAGTTGAAGAAGATGTTTATGAGGTTTTACCTTTAGACGATTGGTACGGTCAAGGTGCAATTGTAGATATTACTCCATACACAATTACAGATGAAATTGATTATGAGAGAATTAAGTTGTATAAGAAAATTAGTTTTAAATATCAGGATAGCGAATCGTTTGTAAACAAAGACTATTTTAAGACGAACAACCAACAGTACGGAAACTTAGAATATCAATTTAATTACGATGGTGAAGAATACACAGTAGAAAGTCCATTTGAGAATTTACTCTTTACAAGAGCAATTAATGGAGGTGGTCAATACGCAATTTTAGGATATGCTTTAAATGAGAATTTTCAGTCTTACGTTCCTAAGCCTTGTTTAATGTATTTGTACGGTTCAAGTCAATCGTTAGCACATGACATTAAATTCTTTGACGGTACGACTCATTTCAATATTGATACTTACGCTTTGTTTGGTCAGGACTTAACTTACCAAAACACGAAATACAGTTTGAACTTTGGAGCAGATAATTCAATTATTCATAACGAAACAATACAACAAGGTTTATACGCTACATATTACTTTCCGTATTTAACTAATTTATTCAACCTTAAAAATAGATTAGTCCACGTAAAGACTATTTTACCAATTAGCCTATTAACTAATTTAAGGCTAAATGACAGACTTATAATAAGAGATAAGAGGTATATTATAAACGAAATGAAATCTAATCTTACAAACGGTGAAGTAGAGTTTAGTTTATATTTAGATTTTCGTCCGTTGATTGCTCAAGATATAATCCAACCAAATAAAGATGCACAATGTTTAGACGTTCGTGTTAATTTACCAAACGGTGCGGTAAGTGCAGATATTACGACAAGTTTTGTAGGCGTTACCATTACACCAAGCACAATTACAAGTAGTTCAACGATTGAAGTTTGTATTCCTGAAAACACGAATAGTCCAAGTAATTTATTAGCAGAAAACAACGATGAGATAATTTCAGAAATATTCCAAAACATAGTAACGGAAAATAGCAGTCAACAAGTAATCACTTTGACAGTTACATATACGTTTACTGATGGAAGTCAAGCAAGTAACCAAATAACAATAATACAGCAATGATAGGTTTAATTTTAGAACTGTTAAAAACGAGTGATTTTTATAATGTGAGTGAGGTGGTTGATATTGCCAAAGGAAAACACGAATACACTCCAGAATTTAAAAAGATTTATAAACAACAACTTAGAAAAAACTATAAATGGAAACAAGGACAGTCCAATTAAACGTACAGACTAATGCAGCAACTACTCAAGATGAGTTTAAAAGGTTGCATCAAGAAATTGCTAAAGCTGAACAAGAGTTTGAAGACTTAAATAATACGCTTGGTGAAACTGATGCCGCTACCGTAGCCGCTAAACAAAAAGTAACAGACCTTAGAGGTGCATATCAACAATTAAATCAAACCACAACAGATTTAGACGGTACTTTCGAACAAGTTTATGGACAGTTACAACCGTTGACAACACGAATGGGTGAAGCTGAAGATCGTTTATATGAATTAGCTTTAGCTGGTAAACAAGCAACTCAAGAATATAAAGATTTGATGGCTGCTACTCAAAACTATTTGCGTACTCAAATGCAAGTAGATTTACAAGTAGAGGCTGGTGCAATGCCTATGGCCCAAAAGTTAACAATGGCTGTTGGTGGTGTTGCTGGTGCTTTTGGTGCTGCGGAGGGTGCTATTGCTTTATTTGGTGTTGAATCACAAGCAATGCAACAAACTTTATTAAGGTTAAACGCATTATTGGCTATTACTTCGGGAATGATGGCTATAAAAGAGGCTATTCCTGTTTGGCAAAGTATGGGGGTAGCTGCAAAAACTGCATTAGCTGGAATTAGAACTGGTGTTTTAGCAACTGGTATTGGTGCTTTAGTAATTGCTGTTGCTTCTTTAGTTGCTTTTTGGGATGATATTAAAATAGCAATAAGTGGTGCTGGTGCTGAACAAGAAAAACTTGCTAAAAATGCTAAGAAAAAAGTTGAAGCGGATAAAACTGCATTAACTGTTTATGAAAAGCAATGGGAATTATTAAAGGCACAAGGTAAAACTGAAAAAGAAATTGCGAAATTGCAATTAGGCAAACTTAACACAATGATTAAGAATGCTGAAATACAAGTTGCAACAGCTAAGAAAACACGAGATGCGGAAGTTCAATCTTCTAAATGGTGGGCTAAGTTTTGGCAGGGAATGTGGGATGCTTCTGCTGGATTTTTAAAAGGTTTGTTTGGTGGTCTTGATGCTATTGGTCAAGTGCTTGGTGAAGATTTTGGACTAACAAAATGGTTAGACGAAACAGGAAAAGGTTTTGTTAAATTTTTTGCTGATCCTGAAGCTGTAAAAGCTGAACAAGATAAAATTGTTGCAGAGTCAGAAGTTTATTTATTGGATTTAAAAATAAAATACAAAGAAGCAGAAAACACAATTAGTGAAGTAACAAAAAAAGAGGGAGAAAAAAGAGTAGAAATTACTGATAAAACCCAAAAAGATAAACTTGATTTAACGCGTCAAAATAGAGATAAGGAAGTTGCATTAATGCAAGAGGGTATAGAAAAAGAACGTACAATAATTAAAGAAAAATACAAACGAGAAAAAGAAGATTTAGAGGCAAATTCTAAGGATAAAATTGTTGATAAAGAACAGTACGCTGCTGCTGAAAAATTAATTCAAGAAAATTTAGACAAAGAACTTTTAGACTTACAGAAAAAATATGCTGAATTAAAACTTCAACAAAATATAACTGAAGAAGAAAAACAATTAAATGCCACCATTGCAACACGTGAAAAGGAACTTTCATATATGGCGGATAGTTTTGAAAAAGAAGGAGAATTAAAACAAACCAATTTTGAAAAACAACGCTTACTTGCCGAATTAAATTTTGATAAGGCACAGAATGATTTAAATGCTCAATTTGATGCTGGTACATTAGCAAGAGAAGAATACGATAGATTGACTTTATTAAATAGCCAAAAATATCATGAAGCAAATAAAGCATTAGACGAACAGGCTAAAAAAGAACAAGAGGCAAGAGATAAAGCAGAATTTGAAAGGCGACAAGCAGAAACAACAGCTAAAGTTCAAATTGTCAAAGATTCATTATCGCTTATTTCTGAAATAACTACTTTATTTGGAAGTCAAAATGAGAAAGCGGCTAAACGTGCATTTTTAGTTGATAAGGCAGCTAAATTAGCAAGTGCAAGTATTTCAGGTATTGAGGGAACTATCAATGCTTATAAGACTGCTCAATCGTCACCTATAACAGCTTTGTTTCCTGCTTACCCTGCTATTCAAGCTGGTTTGGCTGGTGCATTTGCTGCCGTTAATATTGCTAAAATATCACAGTCTAAGTTTGGAGGTTCTACTCCAACTCAAGATACAGGTGGTGGTGGTGGAGCTGCGGCTGGTGGTGGTGGAATGACTGCACAGTTTAACACGATAGGCACAAGTGGAATAAACCAATTAGCGACTTTACAACAACAGCCTGTACAAGCGTATGTGGTAAGTGGTGAGGTTACTTCTGCACAATCCTTAGATAGAAATCGAGTACAAAACGCAACATTATAAGTTAAGGAATTATGGAAAAGTTCGAGATTATAGAATTACTAATTGACGATAATAAAATCGAAAGCGGTATCAATGCGGTTTCAGTTGTTGAAAGTCCAGCAATCGAAGAAAACTTTGTAGCCTTAAAAAAACACGAAGTAGAACTCAAAGAAGTTGACACAGAGAAACGTATTCTAATGGGTGCTGCTTTAATTCCTAACAAACAAATCTATCGTAAAAATAAAGACAAAGAGTTCTACATTTATTTTAGTGAGGACACAGTACGTAAAGCAAGTGAACTTTTTTTAATGAGAGCTAACCAAAACAACGCAACCTTAGAACACGAAAAGAAAATGTTAGAGGGAATGTCAGTTGTTGAAAGTTGGATTATTGAAGATGAGAAGTTAGATAAGTCAGTTAAATACGGTTTTAGTTTACCGAAAGGCACTTGGATGATTTCAATGAAAGTAAACAACGATGAGATTTGGAACAAGGTAAAAGCTGGTGAAGTAAAAGGATTTTCTATTGAGGGTTACTTTGTAGATAAATACGAAATGAGTTTACAAGAAAGTGAAGACGAAATAATGATTGAAAAAATTAAAGACTTAATTAATAAATATGAAAACAGAAAGTAAAGTAAGTCCACGAGGTGGTAAAAGAGGATGTCTATGTAAAGACGGAACATACAAAAAGAAATGTTGTGACGGTAGCTTAGAAGCTCAAGGAATAGGCAAAACAGCTGGTACAGGAACAGATGTAGTAAATGTAACAGAAAACAACGGAGTAAGAACTATCGTTCGTCAGAACAGCTAAAAAAGGAACAAGTTAAAAATCAAAAGTTAATAAGTTATGAATACACTAAAAACAGTTTTCAGTAAACTATTCAAAGAAGAAACACAATTAGCTTCGCATGAAGTTGAATTAAGTTCAATTAAGTTATTAGAAGATGACGCGGTAAGAATGAAAAAAGGTCTTGAAAAACTAAAAGTTTTACGTGCCGAAATGAAAAAAACTTATTTAGATTCTATCGACGGTGCAAATACTAATTGGGGAAATTTTAAACAAAAAGCAAAAGAACTTGGATTAAACCCCGACGATTTTCCGCTTGTGAAAAACTTTACTGATAGACAAAGAGATTTAGATGACGCTTATTACTTACCTAATAAATTATAAATAAAAATGAAAAATAGCTTAATAAACCAAATCAAAACTTTGCTCGGAATGGAAGTAAAACTTGAGCAAATGAAATTAGCTGACGGTGTAACAGTTTTAGAAGCTGATATGTTCGAAGGTGGAAACGAAATCTTTATCGTAACAGAAGACGAACAAAAAATACCTGTTCCTGTTGGTGAGTACGAATTAGAAGACGGACGTATTTTGGTAGTAGTAGAAGAAGGAATCATTTCTGAAGTGAAAGAGAAAGAAGTAGAGGAAGAAGAAGTAGAAGAAGCTCCTGAAGCAGAAGTAGAAGTAGAAACTGAAAAGAAAGAAGAAATGGAAACTGAAAAAACAGCTCCTAAGAAAACTATCGAATCAGTAGTTAAAGAAACATTCTTTTCTGAAATCGAAAAACTACAAGCTGAAAACGAAACTTTAAAAGCTGAATTAAGCAAATTGAAAGAAGAAAAAGAAGTAGAACTTTCAGAAGTTAAACCAATTTCTTTCAACCCAGAAAACGAAAACAAAGTAGAATCTATAAAAATTGCGTCTAAAAGACCAAGAACTATTATGGATTCAGTATTAGAAAGACTAAATAAGTAACAATTAATTTTTAAATAAAAAAAAATGCCAACAACAACTTCAATCACAACTACTTACGCTGGTGAATTTTCAGGTAAGTACATTGCAGCAGCTTTATTGTCTGCTCCAACCTTAGAAAAAGGCGGTATGACTATCATGCCAAACGTGAAGTACAAACAAGTAATCAAAAGAGTAGCTACTGATGATATCATCAAAAATGCAACTTGCGACTACGATCCTACTTCAACTATTACATTGACTGAAAGAGTTCTTCAACCAGAATCTTTCCAAGTTAACTTGACTTTGTGTAAATCAGATTTTAGATCGGATTGGGATGCGATTCAAATGGGTTACTCTGCATTTGATGTATTGCCTAAGTCTTTCGCAGATTTCTTAATCGCACACGCTGCTGAAAAAGTTGCTGCTGGAATGGAAACTTCTATTTGGCAAGGTGTTAACGCAACTGCTGGTCAGTTCGCTGGTATCATGACACAATTAACTACTGATGCTTCGTTACCTTCTGCTCAAGAGGTTGCTGGAACTACTGTTACTGCTGCTAACGTAATTACAGAGCTTGGTAAAATCGTTGACGCTTGTCCAGCTGCTCTTTACGGAAAAGAAGATTTGAAAATCTATGTTTCTTCTAACGTTTACAGAGCTTACGTTCGTGCATTAGGTGGATTTGCTGCTGCTGGAGTAGGTGCTAACGGTTACGATAACAAAGGAACTAACCAATCATTAAGCGATTTATTCTTTGACGGTGTTCCTGTATTCTTAGCTAACGGACTTGCCGCTAACACTGCATTACTTTCTCAAACTTCTAACTTATTCTTTGCGACATCGCTAATGTCGGATATGAATGAAGTACGAGTAATTGACATGGCAGAAAATGACGGCTCACAAAATTGTAGAGTAGTTATGCGTTTTTCTGCAGATGCTAAGTATGGTTTTGCTTCTGACGTTGTAACTTACGGTATTACAAACTCTGCTAACTAATATAAACTGAACTAATAAAGGGTGGTGCAATAAACACCACCTTTTTTTTTAATAACATTTAAAACTTTAAATTATGAGCTGTGATATAGCAAACGGAAGATTAGAAGCCTGTAAAGATGCAATTTCAGGACTTTTAAACATTTACTTCATTAACTATGGAGATTTAGCAACAGAAGACATTACTTACGGTACTTCGGGTAATTCTGATGTAATTGAAGCATGGACTCCAGCCTCTCAATTGTCTTTGTACAAATATGAGTTGAAAGGAGCTAATGGATTTGAACAAACTATCCAAACTTCAAGAGAAAACGGTACTACATTTTTTGAGCAAGTATTGACTGCACAATTAAAAAAGCAAGATATCGCTACACACAAGAATGTAAAAATGTTAGCTTACGGACGTCCAAGAATCGTAGTTGAAACTCGCGACCACCAATATTTCTTGGCTGGACTTGAGCAAGGATGCGACGTAACTGCTGGTACCGTTTCTTCAGGAACTGCAATGGGAGATTTCAACGGATATAACTTGACATTTACTGCAATGGAAAGAATCCCAGCAAACTTCTTGGATTGTACTACTGAAAGTGAATTAGCTGCTATCTTTAACGATGGTACTGATGACGCTTTAATCGTTACCAATTAATCCATATATATCTTGCAGAAAGACCCTACCATTACGGTGGGGTTTTTTGTTTTTGGACAATTTCTAAGTTTTGGCGTTATAGATATATGATTGTACTAACAACAGATGTAACTCCTCAAACTTTTGTGTTTATTCCACGTAGTTCGACTTTTGATACGGTTGAAATAACGGACGATCAAACAAATGAAACGGTATCTTTAGAAGAATGGGAATTTACAGAGGGAGATTATTATTCAACTTTAGAAGCTGAATTTGCTTTAGTTGAAAATCATTTTTACAATTTAGAAATAAAAAACGGAACTGATATAATTTACAGAGATAGAATATTTTGTACAGACCAAAGTATAGTAAGTTTTTCAGTTAACAACGGACAGTATGTTTCAAACACTACTGGCAATACATTTATAGTTTATGAGTAATATACACGTTTTAAATTTAAGTGCTTATACAACGCCTACGATTCAAGAATCTAAAAGAGATGCTTGGGTTGAATTTGGTGAAGACAATAATTACTACCAATATCTAATTGACAGATACACGAATTCTACAACGAATAACGCTATTATAAATAATATTAGTAGATTAGTTTACGGTAGAGGTTTAAGTGCGTTAGATGCGTCTAAAAAGCCAAATGAGTACGCCCAAATGATGACTTTGTTTAATAAGGATTGTATTCGTAAAATGGTTATGGACAGAAAGATGTTAGGACAGTTCGCTATCCAAGTACATTATTCAAAA